TAAAGTTTCCAGAAGGAGAGTTCTTCTGTGCTAACGTCAGTGTACCTTTCTTCTATGATGGTGTCAGACAAGTTCCCAAAATAAAAGAGGTTGCATACCGTGCTATAGAACTCGGTGTACAACCTATTATTGCTCTTATAGTAAGAGATAGAAATATAAATGAACTACAACAAAAACGTGTAGGTGGCGAAGTAACCATGGACACTGCCCTTGAATACTTCAAGGATCTAACATGTCACTTCATTGACCATGAGGCATTCTTCTTATGGAAAGAAAAGTATATCGAATACCTTGGTAGAATATTAGAATTCCCTGTAACGACAGAAAGCATCGACAATTTTATAACTGTCGATGCCAACCATAAGTACGTCTTTCCAGTGCAAGAGCACTGGTTAGACAATGAAATCCGTAAAGGTCGTAAACCTTTTAAACAACGGCAAGTGGGGTAGCAGTATTCTTATTACTGATCTCAAGTAGATCTTCTCTCATACGCTCAACCATGTTGAGGATGCGAGTCTGAAGTTCTTCCTTACCTTCTACTAGCTTAGAAAGTGAACGTCCACCTAAGTTAGAGTGGAATCCTTCATCCTTAGCAATAGTAGCATAACGTGAGGAGATGAACTTATCATCTACACAATCTGCCATTTCCTTCCATACTGCTTCTGCTCTGCCTTCAGCAACTAACTGATATGCAGCAAGGGCAGCAGGATCTTCTGATGCTTCATACTTCTCAAGAAGAGCAGCACCTTTTGCCTGTGGTTTTTCTGCTTCAGCAGCAAATGCAGCAGCAACATCTAGTGGACCACCAGTGATGTGCTCAATAACTTCCTTTACCATACGGAAGTGCTTTGCTTCATCTAAAGCTTGCTTGCTTAGTAATTCTAAGTCTTTTACGTCTGTAGAAGGATCTGCGGATGCAACTTGACCAGCGATAGCATACATGTTCTGAGCTTCGTTGACCATACGTCCACGGAAGTGCTCAACTAGATACTCATCACTTGGGTTAGAAGCGAAGAAACGACGAACGTTTGAGCGTGACGCTTCAAACAACTCACTGTTTCCTTCCTTGATCTTCTTGACGAAATCGGTTCCAGAAAGCATTTTTAATTTACCTATCTACGCAGTTATTTAGTATATATGAAGAAATAACGTAAATGACCTTGGATGGTATACTCCCTTTCAATTGTTTTTATGTTGTAATTATAATGTTCTGCTACGTCATGGATCTTTTCTGGTGTCCATGGATACCATTCAATATCTTTATAGTCTGCCCAGTCATGTGGTATACCAGGATTTACTCTGAAGATTGCTTCTTTCCTCCATAGGACATGAAGTTTTTCTAGTTGATAATCAACATCTCCAAAGTTTATAGAACCTAAACACAACGCTATCTCAAATGGTGCTGAGTTATACTCTTCAACTGATACCTTGATATCAGCAGCATCATTATAAGGATCTATTCCTATAAGATTTTTTATCTTTCCTTTAAATCTATTATATCCACATCCAACATCTAAGACGCTAGAAGGCTCCTGAGCATTAACATAATCGACCAACTGATAGCCAGAATGCTCAAGAGATTCAAAATTTTGATCTTGCCAAACCCCACTAAAGTAGGACTCCACCTTATGCTTCTAACTGCTCTGCTACTTCCTCTTCTGGTCTAGGTGGTTCCTCTACCTGTCCACCATCTACTTGTGGTGGTGCAACTGCCTGTAATTGCTTAGTTAGAGAAATAATTTTTGCTTCAAACGCTATGTTCTGTGTAAGAAGAGCATTAATCCTGCCTTGATATACCTGCAGTAAAGCATTTACTTCTTCTTGATTCATTATAATGAAATATGACTATGTTATATATGCTAGAACGATCCACCGTCTATGGTGATATTTTCAAGTGAACGGGTGGTTCCCGAACACGAAATTACTTGTGATTGACCTGCACAATCATTTACATATACTGAACCTACTTCAAGAGCTGCATATGAACTTGTTGTTAGTACACTTGAAGACTCAGATACCTCTGCACCACAAACTATTCTACCCTCAGAATCATCCCAGAATACAGCAGCTTTCTTAGCAGTACCACTAAAGTAATTCATTATAACACCAACGTCCTTGTTGGTATCACTAGTCAATGCAGAACCATCTACAACCTGTAGTTCAAGAAGAACGTCTTCTACAGTTGTATTGACAGTATTGATCTGTGTTACTGTACCACTGATGGTTAGATTACCACCAACAGATAGGTTACCTGTAGTGTTTTGATTAGCATTACATGTAAGTGTTGCTCCATCAAATGTCAGTTTTGAACTGTCTTCTAGTAGACCATCAGTACCAGCAACAACAACTCTATTAGCAGTTAGGTCTTCTACCTTAGCAGATGCAAAGGTTGAGATACCACTAACAATATGATGTGTTGACTTTAGAAATGTAACTGTACCCACACCTGCTACATTTACTCCTGTTGCATCACCACCAACTGATGTATCCCATGATAAATTACCAGAAGTATCACTCTTTAGAAATCCATTATTGACAGCCGCCGCTGGCATTACATAATCTTGATCACTACCTAATGTGGCAGGTGCTTTGATTGTTACTGCATGAGCACCATTATTTCTTGCTTCTACAAGTTTTACTCCAGACGCTGCTGTAGCACTACCTTCTTCCCAAAATCTTCCCGAACCTATAAACTTATTATTACTTGTCGTAGAGTCTATACCTACATATAAATCAAATTTATCTGAGGTAAAACCTGGTTCACCAGCTTGTAACCCAGGCAAACTTGCAAGGTTACCTCTTTTAAATTGTAAGACTGGATTCGCCATTTGTTAAAACTTTCCTTGTAATATTTAGATTTTATTACCAAGTTCCAGCATCAAGGTCAATTTTATTATCTAATTGACTATCAAGTTCAGTGACTAAACTGTTTATCACTGAAGTACTAAATCCTGCTGGACCTGAATCTGATCCAACTGCAGAATCAATTAATGAATCTGGACTGACGAAACTAAAATTATCTGCTCCAGCATTATAAGAAAGAACAAAATTCGTCCCAACACCAACACTTATTGATGTTGATATAATGTCTGATATGTCTCTGAGATTTGCCACAGTGTCTTCGTCAGGGGAGAATACGGATTTGACTTCACCTAATTTTACTGAGTAAGCTACGGATTCAGTTTCACCTAATCTTACTGAGTAAGCTTCAGTTGAACTAGTAAAGCGTACTGATGGTTGACCATCTAAATTAGAGTCGGCAACTGATGAGGATAGTCTAACGAGATCAGACATTTCATGCTGCTGCTGATGAGTTTACTAACGCTTGACCAGAGAAAATCTTAGTCTTCGTACCATTATTAAGATTGCTAATAATCACATCATACTCATATCTACCAGAGGTCATAATACCAGTCTGGGTGTCAGTCAATGATATAGTTAGATTTCCGTTTGCTGGTGTGTTACCATAGGTAGCAGCAAATCCAACATAACCAGAAGCTTCTGCATGTTTTCTCATTTTTGCTGAGAAACTATAAGGAGTTAAATTCAAAGCAGAACCATCTTCTTTCTTCACATTAAATGTAGAAGAAAAATCTGTTCCCTTTTCAATCTGTATATTTACTGATGGTACTGCCATGTAAACCTAGTTCAGTATTTCTATTTATTTTGTTGCAGAATTAACTGCTTCAGAGATTCAATTTCTAATTTCAAATTATCCAATTCATACTTTTGCCTCATACGAACATCTTTCTCATTCATGTATTTTGTGAACGCTGTCGTGTCTGTGTTCACTATCGCTGATGTTCTTAGATCCCTCTCTAATGAAGGATGATTCTCTACCTTTGCTTTCTTTGATCGGATACTCATCGTCTAATGTTCCATTAAGTACATCATGTAATAACCACCAAGCCATTATGCTACTGCAACTGCCCTGAAGTCTAATAGTTCAGGAGATTCTGCTTGGTTATTGGATCCAATATCGACCTTGACTTGGAATCCAGTGAATTGTGGTAAATCTTCTGCAGTAAATTCATACTCGATAAATTGATCATCAAGACTTGCTACAGTCTTTCTGTCAGGTCTACCACTATTACTCTTCTCATTGATTATATCGCCTGAAGCATCTAAGTTATCATATCCAGGGAATAGTGAGAACACTTTATCAATCTCATCACCATCAGCTCTAAAGAGTCTATAAAGAACTCTAACATCTGCTGATGAAGGTCTATATGCCGCAAACAATACTTTCAATGAAGTTGCAGGATTTTCTAACTTAATAACCTTTGTGAGGTATAAAGTCTCATGTGGATCATCTAGAGTATTTGCTCTTCTATCGTTAGTAAAATCATCGATAGGAGAATTGATTCTAGAAGATTCTGTAATAACAGAACTTCTGAATACATCAACAACTGGAGATACATTAGGATCAACAGTTGATAACTGCAATTCCATAGTGAATGATTTGCTACCAGGTAGTTCACTCAACTTAGATTGCTCATTATCAAATGAACAAACCATCTTAGGATATAAGAAATTTGTCCTACCACCTAATGAAACATCTTCAAATCCCTTGTCAACAAAGGAAGTTTCATTACCACTAATACTTGTAGCAGAAGTTGTTCTTACCTTAGCCTCAATTGCAGTTCTTTCTGGAACCTTATGAGTAATGTTAGGAATAATACTTTCATACTGAATGTTAGCAGTTCCTCTACCTCTATCTCCACCACCATGCTTATCCTTTGTGAAGGATGCACTGCCAGTAATCTCAACGTGATAAGAATCTAATGTTATCTTATCAGTAATTACATTACCAACATTAGAAAGATTATGCTGTGTATTGATTTTTCTTAGTGATACTCCAGACAATTCATACTTTTGAACGGGAGTATCTATATTGTATGATCTAGCAATAGTAGAATCCATTCCTCTTGTAATGGTTCCTGTAAGAGAATTAGTACCTACAGAAGTATACTTGATGACTTCATCTCCTACTAGAGCATATCCAGGATTACTTGCTGATACCTGAGCACCTTCAAACCAACTAAATCCAGTACTACTTGCGATACTAACTGTGCTGGTTGCACTTATACCATATCCAACTGTTAGTTTTGTAGGTACAGAATCACCAGTAATGTTAGTCAAACTTACTGTGTTATTAGCAGCATGGTGACCATGGTTAGGATGAGTAACCTTGAAATGCTTACCATCATATTGATCTGCATTTACAGTAACTGCATTAGGTGTAATATTAGCAAGTGTTACACCATAACCTAGTGTTGAGTTATAGTACTGAATAAGGTTAGTTGTATCGAAGTTAGTTTCACTACATCCAGTAAGAACTAATGCGTTTGTACCAGTAGTAACACCAACAGTCAATACTAAATCTTTTCCAAGTCCTTTAGTACCAAGTGCAGCAGTGATTGTATCTCCAACTTTGTAACCTTTACCTGTTTGTACACCCTTGACTGTTGCACCAGTAATAGCACCAGATGATACAGTAACGACACCAACAGCACCAGATCCTTTACCAGTTACTGATGTGAAGTTTACTGTACTATACGTGGCATCTTCATATCCAAGACCAGCATTGGTAATTGATAGTGTATTGGCAGCAGTACCAAGGTGTGCTAATTTCTCAGCAACAATACCACTAGCATTGGCATTAGAGTTTTGTAATATCTTAGATCCAATGTGTACAACAGCACCAGATTCACCAACAACTGATGAAGTTAGACCTACAGTTACTCTCTTACCGAAGGTTTCAATTGGATTATCTGGAAGTTTATTTCTTGTACCCCACTCATTCAACTGTGGGTTATACATCCTAAGTGTGCCAGGATCAGTTACAAACTCTGCCTTGTACGCTTTGTACTTCATATCCTCCAACTGGGAGGCAGTCCAAGTAGACTTAGTTTGACCCTTGAATAGGGATCCAATAGCAGGCTGTTGAGATATGATAACCTGACCTAACTCAGATAAGTTAGCAGTTGATATCTCTGCTTCACCCATCTGTGATATCCAAAGTTGATAATCAGATGTAAATGAGTCTAGAACAAATGCATACTCACCTTCAGGACAGAAAACTGGTGACTCGAATACAAACTTAGTTGGTATCGAAGCATCATCAGATGTATATACCTGATCTGGGTTTAATACAACCTTACCATGTTTCAATACATTTCTAGAAGGATATCCATTTGCAATTTCAACAACAGATAAGTCTATAGGAATAGTCTCAGACTTAGTTGAGAAATAAACTTCAATAGCAGTCAAGAAGATACCAGATTCCTCCTCAACAAAGAAACTTTGTGCTAATGGGTCACCATCGTCATCGTTTCTTTGAACAATATTATTTTGAGTAACATTGGTAACATTGGTAATATTAGTAATATTGTTAGTAATATTATTAGTAATCTCAGTTATATTGAATACAACTGGAACGGGTATTATAGGTTCTGTTCTTTCTAAAGTGATCTCAGTAATCTCCTCTCCTTCAGAGAAGTGTTCTGCAGCAGCACGACTGAAGTTTAGACCAGGAATCTGATCCTGTGGTCTCATACTTGATAGACGTGCAGTGTTAGTTCCATTCTGGAACTCATCAGCAGGAATATAGTAAGATCCAACAACAGCACCTAGGTTATCAGTAATCAATCTAAGATTGTTGATATCTGCCTCAGCACCACTTTCTTCACCAACCAGTCTCATACCAACAGTAGCATATCCAAAGAAGTTTGCATCAGACTTTTGGTTCAATGATGCAGTATCAATATTCAGAACAGTTGTAGTTTCTGAGTATGCAGAAGATAAACCAACGTTAGGTGAGTATGGGTTATTAGTGTATACTATAGTTGGATTGTTATAAGGACCATCCTTATGGTTTGGTGAAGCAAGTCTGAATCGTAAATCAGCACCCTGACTGTTATTCTGGGTAGCAACTGCCATACCACGTACAGTTTCACCAGTTCTGAATGCACCCTGAACAGGAGTAACTTCTAATAGTTTTGGTATAGTACGAATATTATTCTCAATCATATCTACACCAGCAAACCAGTTATAATGGTTTGTTCCTGGCTTGAGTTTAGTACCAACGAACTGAATGTTCTGCTCCCTCATATTAGGGATTGATTCAGTATTGACAATTATGTCATTGTTATAACCAGTACCGTCATCTACTGTTTCAAATACTCTTTCTATAAAGACATCGGATGATGGGTTTAGTGTAAGATTACCTCTCCAACTTCTGAAAGCATAAGGGTTTACACTTTCAACTCTACTTGCAAATGGTTGTTCAAAATCAGTAACTTCTGAGTAATTCAGAGTTACCATATCTCCAGTTTTCTTGATATTAGGTGATCCAAGATCTTCAGCATATCTTGGGTCTACAGTCAGGTCTGGAGTACCATTAGTTCCTACAACAGAATCAGATCCAACAAGTAGATCAATACTATCAAGGTATTTTCTCGTAACAAGTTTACCATCACTAATATCATACTTCAAGAAGGGAACAGACTTATCTGCAACATCGAATGTGTTGAATGGATCAACAACAAATCCATTCTTGAATCTATCAAGACCTGTAGTTGGGTCAGTAATAACAAGACTTTGAGTTTTAGATTCTAATAGTGATAATGATGTGGTCTCCTCAAGGATCTCAATACGATCTTCAAGATGACCGATATCCTTCATCGTATAACGCTTATTAGCACGGAAGGTAATCGTTACATCCTTCTTAGCATCATAAACATATGGTTTATACTCAATCTTAGCAATCTCAAATGATCCTGAAATTGGTTCAGGTTCCTGTGGATTTACTGCAGGAGTTCCTTCATGAACTGTCCATGTTGAATTAGTATTGAGATATAACCTATCAATCCTTCCAAGATAATGACTATAATCGAAGGTTAGGTTCTCATCAGATACTAATACTGCTGGAGCACCACCAGCACCACTAAAGTCTCTTGAATCAAATTCAAATGGTGACCTGCTACCTGAGTATTCTGCTACCCGTGGTCTGAGGTCAATACAGTCAGTATTCCTAATATTCTCGTAAGAAGGAACATGGTCATAATTATCTTTAGTGTAACTATTAACGGTAAGTACGTCGCCAGAGTCTTCAGAATTGATGACATAATGATCTAAGTAAATCTTTAGTTGACCCTGTGGTTCTGGGAAATATTGCTTTCTAACCAAACGACCAAAGTCATAATACTCTGCTCTCTGTCCTGTGTCTAGGATAAAGTTATTTCTAATGTTATTATCACCAGGATCTACATTAGAAAGAACTGCTTTTACTCCACTTTCTCCAAACGTTACTTCCTCATTATCGTTGAAAGTTTGATTATTCTTGAATATAACATCAACTTTTGTTGTACCATTTCTAGCAAGAACTCTAGCAGAAGCACCAGAACTATGACCTACACCAATTTCACCTAGAATAATATCAGTATTATCACCATTAGGTCCGTTGAAGGAACCAAGTGTAAGTGCAGGAATAGAAGGAGCACCAGTACCTGATGACTCAAATACAGCAGCAACAGATACTACATCAGGAACATTCAGAGAAATTTCTCTATCCTGAACTCGTAAACCATAAATTGTGCTAGGAGTTAGACCATCTGCAATAGAAGTACTAACACCAGAATATGAACGATTAGATCCAAAAACACTGAGTGTTGAAGATCTTCTAAGAGTCTTCTGCTTAGACTTGACTTTAGCCTTTTGTTGTGTACTATGTACAACTACGTTCATATTCTGTGATACAGTAAGACCTGATATAGTTGCACCTTTACCACCATTAGTCAATACAACCTGATCCGAGGTCAATGTATCAATAGTACCATCAGTGTAGACAACAGTATACCTTTCCTCATCGAATGGTGCATAAACATAATCAGTTCCTGTCAATGGTGGTAGATCTAACTGACCCGAACCATCAGTACTTTGACCTGTATTCTCTACTCTAACTTGCAATAGAGAATCAGTTAGATCGAGAGATTCTATATTTGTATGAGGTAGTTCTGCATACAAGAACCCACTCTTAGATCCTCTTAGTCTAGATGAAACAATCTTTAGGTCACTAACAGTCTCAGTAGATGATGGAAGTGCCTTATGACATACACCAGAAATAGTAGCTGGAGCAGCCACTACAGTCATGTTATTGTTTGTAGGACTAACAGCACTTACTTTGTTATAGGTTATATCAGTTACACCACCACGCTTATATGCAATAATATCTCCAACCCTGAAATGCTTGACCCAACCACTAGTACCACTAGTAACAACACCACCACTGGTTATACTGAATGAACGTCCAGTAAATTCTTTCTTAGGTTCTAAAACTACATCAGCAGCAAAAGTTCTACTAGCAGCAGTAGATCTGACTGCCTTTACATCACTGAGATCGTAAGTAGTAACAGCAGTAATTACTCTGCCATCTTCAGTACCATTGATAATAATTGGTTCATCAACTATAAACTGACCTGATACTTGACTAACTGTTATTCCAGTTGAACTAGAAACAGCACTACGTAAATAACCTCTAGCACCACTTCTAGAACCTTCAATAACAGCAGGTAAAGCAATAGTATGTGCTTGGTTGACAGTCAACTGAGTATCAGTCTGAATGTCTATAAGGTATAATTCCCATACACTAGAAGCATCTACATACCCTGCATTCTGTAACTTATAATCATATACCCTTGCACGACCTATAGAAGACCCTGAGGCAGTTGCTTTGTTAGTAGCTAATCTTTCACTACGTAAGTCAACATAGTCTGATGTAGCGGCAGACAGCTTGATCTGTGCAGCATTGAGAACGTTATTCAGTCTTACTTTATTACCTGCTTCAAATGGAACAGCAGCAGACTCTACTAATTGAGTTGTTCTTGGTTTATTAACATCAAGGTAAGTAGTTCCATATACTTCTGTCTCATATCCCCTTACATATGCTTTACCAGGACCAACTCTGATATTGAGTAAGTCTTTACTAGGGGTATTACCATCGTCTGTTTTCCCTTCTGGGAAGAAAGTTCCGAATACAGAAAATCTATCATTCAAACATTCTTTTGATTCTAAGTCAAATTTTCTAACGTAATAGTTTCCACTCTCATCAAATGTTCTACGAGCAAATTCTTTAGCAATCTCACTATAAACAGTTTTCTCTGAAACCCTTGTTATAGCACCTGCTTTTGCTCTAATTAGTTCAATAAAATTCTCATCCTGAAAATCATCTATCTCTTTCTTAGAAAGTTGTAAACTGATTTTGAATCTATCTGCACCAGGAGCAGTATAGTTAGAGAATCCTGCAGCATTATCATATAAACTATCATCATCAACAGCAGTTACAATCTCCTCTTTGATGAAGAATCCAACCCTATATGATGGTTCATTACTGTACTGATCGAGTATTATAGTCTCTGGCGATACTTCTACAAATGATCCACGAGCAAACCATACACCTCTAGTAACAGTAAATGCAGATCCTATTGATGTTGCATTTGAAGATATTGCCGTAGCAAAATCAGATCCGTTTGATATAGTTGTACTTCCATAAGTAAAATCAGCTAGAGTAGTTAGACTTTCTCCATCCAAAAACTGCTCCGATTGATAGTCATCAGAACCCTTTTCATACTTGATATAAAAAGTTGTATTTCCTGTAATAGACTGAGATTCAGATAATACCTTTACAACTTTAGCAGTGATACCAGAAGTTTTACCCTTGATATTGAGACCAACTAATTTATCATAGTACAATTCTACAGGAACACCAAAAAATGTAGATTCTACTTTGACTGCTGTATAATAGGCATCATATTTGAATACGCCAGGGATTACTACAGATCCCTCCTTGAACATATGCTTACCAAACTTCTCTATCTGATTTTGTAAGATAGATTGAAGAGTAGTTAGTTCTCTTGCTTGTACTGGGGTGCCAGGTTTGAATAGAACTTTATTAAAGTTCTTAGACGATTGAAAATCATCAAAATATGGACTGACGTTTAAATTGGTGTTTTGTGGCATCGTATCAGAATTCTAAGATGATTTTGATATCTTCACGTTGGTTTGTTGCTCTTGTCACTTCTGGTCGATGGTCAATGTAGACGATGTTACCAGAATATTTTTTGATTTCTGGGTTAGCAAGTCCACTGTTATATGTCTGACCGAAATAGTATGTTCTTGCATTTACTGTAGTCGAAACTCCAGTGAATCCAGTGTCAATAGCGAGTGTTTCAGTTCCAGTAGTAGTCGTAACTATTATGTTAGTATTACCACCTGTTGCTGGTGTCGCAGTGAATTTATTTAGACGGTATCCATAGGTGGGTTTAGTACCTGTGGCATTGTTTGTAGCAAGACTTCTATCTTGCCAATATTGTAATGTTTTAGTTGTTGCGTCATATCCAACAATCTTACCTATAGCAGTTGATCCAACACCAACTGTTTGAGTAATATTCCCGTCTGCTTCTACAACTAAACTTGTAGTTGCTGCACCTGTCAAACGCAAACCATACACACCTGCTGCAGAAGAAGCAGTTAGTAAATTAGTACTACCGTGTACTTGGGGATTTTCAATAATACCAATACGTGCAAACTGGTTTCCTGTAGGGAAATCTGGGTTTGTTACATCACTATTCTCAATTCGAGAATAGATGAGAACCTTGTTAGCACCTAGTTCTCTGTATATATCAGCACCGTGTCCACCTGGAGGAGGAACGATAACAGAGAATGAAGCACCAGCACCAGTTACAACAGAATCTAGATCCAGAGTACCAAACGAATAACCCGATCCACCATTCGTTACCTGAACTGCAGATGGTTTACCGTTGATGAATGTGACAGATGCCAGTCCGTCTTGCCCATCTCCTTTGATCGGTACACCGTTCTTGGTTCCATTGAATTGATATGATGCACTAGTTACATCTTCAATAACAACACTTTCAATCTTTCCATCAACTGCTGCATTTCTTACGTCAGCAACATCAGTATTCTTTGACCAATTAGCAGGTACTGGTAAGTAATCTGCACTATCAAACTTGATAATATCACTAGGTTTGATAGTATAAAGGTATTTCCAAATGTATCCATCACTCTCCAACCTAGGTTGTAGGTCAGTATGAGTTGGTTCTTCTAAAGAAATAACACCTGCACCACTGTTAGAAGGTGCTGCACCATTATAAATGCACTCATAAACTCTGAAATCAGAGTTCATTACATAGAAATTGGTGTTATACAGATTGGTAGAACTAGTCTGAGGACTCAATTTATTGATACTATAGTCGGGACGATACATTTCATATATCGTTCCACTTGTCCAAGTAATCTTTTTGACTACTCTTAGAACATCAGTAGATGTTATTTTCTTCGCAGATATAAGAGTATCATAAACGTTGTCATGCTCATCGAAATTGTCGATGGGTGATGGTGTATTTGTGTTCCAATCGGACGCAACAGTAGTTGCATTTGGAAGTCCAATGAACACATAATAGCTATTATCACTCGTCGAAATTCCGCTTACGAAATTCGTCGCATTCAATACTCTGATCTGATCGGTGATTACCGCTGGCATTATTCAGTAACTTTTTGTTTATTTATGTGTAATCTAAGGATAACTTACTAGTCCTCTGGATTTGAGGCGCAGTTGTCAGTCCAGTAAGTCCGTTCAATGTATTGCAAGTGAATGCTAAACCAACAGCACCTGTTGTAAATTTAGCCCAACTATATGATCCATAATAATTGCCTGTACCAGAACTAAGTCCAGTAAAGTTCAATCCATGTCCAGATACAATTTCTGTATGAACTCTCATAGTTTGTCCAGAACCCACCCTAGTAAGATGACTTACTTGGAACACACCATCGAGTCCAATAGTAGTTATACCAACTGTAGTAGCACCATTTTTAGAACGTGCTGTTACACCAGCACCGACATTAGATCTACTAACCACAAAGTAATCACCTGTTGCAATTCCAGTTTGAGTATATCCACCAAATGCATTACTTCTCAATACTGAATTAGATGGAATAAAGAATTCAAATTGTATTCCTTGGTTTGTGGATCCAATACCAACAATGTGACCATCGTCACCTGTCATTGAAACACCATCTATCTGCTTATATGGATTGATAAAGGTAGTAGTACCAAAACCAGTATTATTTTTATCTGTATCTACTATCCTTACACCAAAACTTGTAATATTAGGATCTTCAGTCTTAGTAAAAGCAACGATTCCTGAGTCAGCATATACAGTAGTATCTGTTGTTGCTACATCAGCAATGATTTGTGAAACTGGGTATATTTGTCCAGCATACAGACCTCTTGCTTTAGAAACTTTGACTCCATCAACAAATTTATCTACTTTCTGTTTAGTCCAAGTCACAGGTCTCATTGGAACCTTGACAGCAGTTATACCCTGACCTTTGTATATTGTGGTCTGTAAAGTTTCTCTAGAAACCGTTTCCCTAATAGTTCTAGGATCTTGAGTAAGAATAGATCTATTATCTGGTGAAGTATGAATTGTAACAGTATCACCTTTTGTTATGGTTTCAACTGCTTCAGCAGTATCCATGTCTGCATCAGTACCTCTATAGAATAAAACCTGTAAAGATGCACCGAGTGGAGGTGGTTCAGTAAACTTGATCTGTGTACCACCGTTGAACTCATATGCAATACCTGGTTTCTGTAATACATCATTCAAGAATATCAATAATACATCATCTAAACTTATAGGACTACCAGCAGTAGTTTCAATACTGATAGGATTATTGTTTTCTGTAATAGTAAACTGGGTCTTACTACCATTGAACTCATCAGAGAAATCGTCTAGAATTTGGAACTTACCAAGAACCCATCCAGCGAATTTATCATCTAACGTTTGTGTAATAGTGAATGTGGCAGGAACAAAACTAGTACCAGCACTAAAGGAGGTTGGTATTCCTGCAATAGTTATTTGCTCACCAACAGTATATCCATACCCAGTCTTGGTTAGAACAGGAGCAGAAATACTACCAGCAGCAGAAACATTGACGGATACTGACGCACCCACACCAGTTCCAGAACTAGTAAGTTTTAGATCATCATATGCATATGGAGCATCCAATCTCAATAATGGTACATCAGTCCACGTATATCCAACACCAGGACTACCCATCCAAACTGTCTTTATATTTCCATCTTGTATAGAGAAAGTACCACCAGCACTTGTAGTAGGACTACCACCATCTACATGAACTTTGAATACCGTACTATCACCTCTATAACCAGTACCTGTAAATCCTATAGCAGCAGTAATAGTTCCAAACCCAGAAACTACAGCAGTACCCAACCCTGCCTGTAACTTCTGATATCCAAACCCTTGTGTATTGCCGATAGATGCAACAATTCCTTTTCTTGGTAACCTATTTGCATTTACATCAGTCAAACTATATGTCTCAGTCTGACCTGCAATATTATTACCAGTAAATCTTATTGAAGTAATACCAGTACTAGAAACATATTCATAATCAGTTTCTGGTTTCTGGAATTGATTGTTTATTAGAATTATACCAAAATCGCTAGTAATACCAGTTATATTTGACCCACCACTAGTCATAGTAAAGGTCTTTGCAATACCAGTAAATCCGTCAGAAAGATCATCTAAGAGATAGTTGCCACTATAATCAGATCTCATAAAGGATCTACCTTGGAAGGTACTACCTTCCACAACATCAGCAACAAGTAACTTATGTGTACCAATACCAGAACTAGTCATTGTAATAGCAATACCAGTCAATGCTAAACCTTTATTAGCAGCAAACGAGAAATTGTTATTAGTATTCTTGATAATAAAGTAATCACTATTAGCGGATAAAGGTGCAGGTGGTGTTATTGATCTAAGTTTTACCTTTGTACCAGTATCAAATACTTCTGTAAGTGCAGTAAATGTATTATTAGCAACATCAACAGCAGCAGACGAGACACCAACAGTTTGTCTAGTTCCACCAAAAGGAACATCTTGGAAATGTATTTTATCCCTTTCAATACGATAGTCACCCTTGAGTAAGGTTACTGCTGTATTACCTGTATGAGCTTCTTCAATTGTACCTAACCATGCTCTATCAAGTAACACATTATTAGACATCGTACCAAATCCAATAACCTGAATTCGTAATATCTCATTACCTATTTTTACAAGATCATATTGTTTGAAACCAGATGTACTAGAAAATCGAACTTCTCGATTCAGCATAGTATTTTCAGTAGTTGTAGCAGTTCCTGTTTTTGTTATAATAGGAGACTGTATAACATTATCTACAGAAATAAGAACCTTACTATCTTGCTTTTTACATGTAAACCTATGGGTAGTACCAACACCAACTGTAGTCAATCCAATTGGATCTCTAGAAAGTGCTAGGGATCTAGATGCAGCAAGTTTGAATCTATCTTCATCAACCTTGATAACAAATATCTGTGAAGGCAGAGTAGTATCTGCACCTATACCAGAACTAGTATGATCTATACCAATAGCTTTAGAATTACCAGTATAACTATATTCCAGTTCTTCACCATTTACTAAAAAGTGATTCTTGATTACAAACGTATTAGCACCCAATAAAACATTGGTACTTGATCCACCATCAAACTCATGTGAGAAAATAGGGTCTCCCTTATGAGTCAGATTGAATGACTTTTGAAAACTTTCACTTTCAGTATTGAACTGTTTATTGACTGATCCTAAAAGGAATGACATTATAGGGAAATAGTAGTGTCGCTGGCAACTGTATCTGGTTTATCAATCCTTAGTTCTTTGACTCTGACCATATAAGCTTTATTTGCCATAGGTAAGAATCTCAACTGGGTATTGTTACCAGTTACATATATATCTGTCGATCTCATATCTCGCTTCTCATCAGTAGCGTTAGACAGATTATTATATAAGTTATAGTTAGCATTTCCACCATAAGTGTTTGCACTAACTATGAAGCATGAATATTTGCTATCCGAAGTATTGTGTATTTCTACATGATACCTAGCTGATGTATAGTTGTTATAACCCTTAGTAGAAATAACTGTATGGGATGGTGATCCAGTAGCAGTAATCTCTGTTCTAGTACCAGCTAATTGCGTATCGCCAATTTCATAATTACCTGTAATTCCAGTACCAGTTACTGTTTGAGCAACTCCAACATTATGACAGTAAACTGAAACAGTTACAGCAGTTCCAACTGGAGGTGTATGTCTCAACTTAAGACTATTACTGACCATATTCATACCGAATGTACCACAATCTGTATCAGCATCCATCTTACCGTAATTGGTATATAAGACACTACCAGTTCCATTAGCTAACCACGTTATCTCATCAACTTCTTTTTCACCTGGTGCTCTTGCTGCAACTAGGATACTACCAGACTTATACTTAGTAGCATCAATAGTAAGAAGATCCTGCTGTACAAGTGAACCGTAAACAACCAATTGAGTTGTTTTACCAGTCATCTCTTGGAATCCAAATGATGTTGTAGCAACACCAACAGCATTAGTCATAATCTCCTTATGGAAGGTTAGATCATAACTGTAAGCAGAATTGTTAGGAACAAATCTAACACTCGCAAGTGGACCGTTTGTAATTACATCAAATTCACCTAGATCTTCAGAATCACTCAACTCAGAGTATGTGTTGATATACGCATTTGTACCATCATGGAATACAACAAATTCTGAATATTGAGTTGCATTGAAGGATATTCCTAAAGCAGTATCCAGAACCACCTGTGCATAATACTTGATTGCATTGATACCATCACCACCAGGACCACCTGTAAGCATGTCCCATGTATCAAGTTCAACTGCTCTAATAAGATTAGGATCAGAATAGAATTGAGGACTTAGATCATCGATCTCCAGAACTCTATTTGTCTTACATACAATCGCATCACCAAATCTACCAGATCTGAATGATATCTCATCACTAATAGTTTCTTCTTGGTTAGGATTTTCAGTTACTAGATCATACTGATGTCTATCGTAAAGTGATGCTTCTGCATCAATCAATACAACACCACCTGCTCCTGATGATATTCCAACAACTTGTGGTGCTGTTGTTGGCACTGAATTGATAAGAAGATCAGAATGTTTCTTGAATCCAGCAATATGTGCTAAAGAATCAACTGGTTCACTCCATGAAGAAATACCAACAAAACTCTTTAGAGCATAAGCAAAGTTTTGATAGTAATCATTATCTTGTACTCTCTGATAGAAATCACTCAACTTACCAGTATCTCTTTCCCAACCAAATGGTTTCTCAGTTGAAGTATCTAATGAGAAGTATCCACTGTACTCCTGCATAGATTCTATTGTTCCACCAGAACTTGAGAACTTGCCTTTGACAGTATCTCCAGTATTGAATCCAACAAGATTAGTAACACGTAATACGTTACGAGTTTTACCAATACCTTTGACAACTTCTGCTTCGCCACCACCAGAACTAGTTACTGGTTCACCGTTTAGGAACTTACTTTCTACTAGATTGACAGTAAATTTAGCAAGATTCTTATCTAAAGAAACAGTACCATACTTCTTATAGTCATGTGTACCTGGATCCTTATCTACTGAATAAGCAATAGTCGCTTGGTTTACATTACCATATGCAGTAGTTACACCTGTAAGTGTAAATGACTTATATGCATTATCGGAAGAATTATAACCATTACCAGTACTAACTCCTACATTCTCTACGAATACTTTATCACCAACAGTAAATGGTATAGGAATTGCTGTAGTAAATCCAGTAAGAGGAGTTTGTAATCTAAGAGTTACAGTTGGATCTGAATATGTTGCACTAATAATACCAACACCGTTGCTGTTATCAACTGCAAATAATTCAATATCTCCGCTACTCAAATTACCACCACCAGTAACAATCTTGATATTAGAAACAGAACCACCAGATAATTCAGCCTCAAACTTAGCATCTTGATTGATTGTATTAGTCTTACTGTTATAGACTACAAAGTTAGGTGGAGTTAGATAATTCTTTCCAGTAGATGTAATAGCAACACTATCAACCGCAAAGTTATCTTTCAAGAATACAACTTGTGGAACCTCTGCCTGTGGTTGTAAGGTCAAATCAGATGGATAATCATATCCTGTGTCAACCATCTGCACTTTATCAATAGCACCAATATCATTACCAGATGCCTTCAATGTTGCAGAAGATCCAGTGGTAGAAGCAACAGAAACCTGTGGTATATCTTTATATGATACCCCACCGCCTTGTAATTCAATCCTAGAAATAGGACCAGTTACATTAGTAGTATTAGTTGTATATCTTATTTGAGATTCGCTAGTATAACCAACTTTTTCAGGAACAGTAAAGATATTGAAATTGAAGGTACTTGCAGATGTTGTAGTGATAGTATGATCACCAGTGAACTTACTTGTATTGACAAATATCTTAGAGTAATCTTTGATATCAGTATCTACTTCAATAACCTTAGTATTTTGTAGTGGTAAGAACCTGTAGTAAAGTACATCTGGTACTTGTTCTGTGAAATGTAAACGAGTTAGAGAACCTCCATTTCCAGGAATACCGCTATTTTGAACCTCTATTGCAGATACACCAGAACCTACAAAAGGTTTCTGATAAGTTTGATCCAAATAGAATTGTAACTTAGTATTCAATAATGAAGTATCAGAAGTATCAATCTGAAGAATATCACCATCAATCAATGATATAGGAGGGTTAATAGAAGAACCAATACTTACAAATCTAGTTCCTGGGTCATAAACCGCAGTGACAGCACTAGTACCAGCAGATACTACAGATAGATCTATAGTATCAGCAGGTCTAAAGGTATGTGGTTCAGCAGTATATGCGGTAACATCAATTATTCTTACATCACCAGTAATAGC